GCAGCCGGTATTGACGGATTGCCGTAAATAGTGTTTGGATAGTTACTGGTGTTATACCCGCCAGTACCAATACTTAAGAAGTCATGACCGGTTGCGCGGCAAGTACTAATGTTAGTAATAATTTGCCCTGCTGATGCTGCCGCATATCCTACACGTAACGATTGAGTGAATGTAGTAGCAAATGGTTTACCAAGACCCAATGTTGAAACAGCACTGGTTGTTATTTCTCGAGCAATAAACGTTGTTGAGTAGTTAGTGCCCGGAGTTCCAGGGTTGCTTGGATAGTTAAGTGTAATTGAGGTATTAGAACCACCAAGCCCGGTGAACTGCCAGATGCCATTAATCAACGGATTAGTGTTGCCTGTAACTTGATACCACGCATTTGCTACTAACGTCGCAGCCGTTATAGTAAACGCAACAGTATATTGAGCAATTCCTGAACCAACTGGTGCGCCAATTCCAGATACTGCCGCACCCCCTAATTTTGAACCGAATGTAAAGCTAGTTGCAGTCCAATTTAATGTACCACTGGCTGTGACTGTTGATGGTGCGTATGCTGTGCCACCTAGCGTTTTACTGATAGTAATAGCACTTGTACCGCCGTTGATACTAAGAATGTAGTAAGAAGCACTAGTTGCAGTTCCTAATATCAATGTATCACCGAGTAGGGCACCAAGCGGTGGTATTGAAAATGTAATTTGATTGCCTACACTGAGTGATGCGACTGAGTTTAATGTGATGGCCGTTGTAGTAACTTGAGTTGCAGTACCTGTAATTGCTCCGACAGTCGCTGGATAGGCAACTGTTACCTGTGTCGATGTTGACTGCCCTGTAATAGTTGTAGTATACGGAGTAGTGTTAGTTAGCACAGCTTGGAATGTGGCACTACCATAGCTAGGTGTAATAGTAATTGATGCCGCACTTCCGGTATAGCCATATCCGCCACTAACTAAAGTTACTCCGGTAATATATCCACCAGCTACAGTACAGGTTGCTGTTGCGTTAATTACTGCTCCGCCTCCTGTGATTGTAAGACTAGGTGCGCTACTATACTCGCCGGCACCGGGTGTAAATGTAATACTTGCAATCGTTGTTGGAAATTGTGCAACAAAGTTAGCATTTGTTGGCAACCATACAGCTGGACTTACAGTAAATGTTGAACCATCAGTTGATACTGATTGTACTATACAATTTGCAGGAACTATTGCTGGTGACTTAACTGTACCAACAACTGTTTGTGCGGCTGTAGTTGCGTTAGTATAACTTACTAAACTTGCAGTTCCATTAGTAACGGTATAGGTTCCGTTATATCCATTCGGAGTTCCTCCCGAGTTTACAGTACCAGACACTATAATAGTAGATCCTGTAGGGAATGGAATAAATGTCTGTGGTGTGGCAAAAGTAATAGTAACAGTACCACTGTTATTAGTAATTGCAGTAGTTGCAAGAGTTGCGCCACTACTAACTACCATACCTACGCCGAGGTTAGTAGTACTAGCGGCAGTTATAGTAGTTGTTGAATTATTACCGACCACCTGCACAGTACCATTGTAGGCCGCTGTACTTTGTCCACTGATAGTTAGGTAACTGTCAACTGGAGGTAATCCAGGTGTAGTGCTGATACCAGTTTGTGTATTCGGTACGTTATAAGTTACATATTCATTCAACGTGCCATTAACATTATATTGGGCACCAGCAAATGTTAGTGCTGGCGCAACAGTGCCGTTAGCCGCCAAATTATATATGGAGTTAGGATCAATAATAAGATATGCATTAGATGCAGTACCGAATGTGATAGTTCCAGATACAGAACCACTAGATGCGGCACTCATTTGTACAGTATATCTTCCTGATGATGGGCCTGTTACCCCTACTACATAAGTACCAGATGCAATTCCAGTACCTTGGATGTATGTATATTGATTGTTACCTGGTACACTAGGAACAATAGTACCGCCAACGCTTGATACTACTAGATAGTATGTTGGACCGGCAGCAGTACTGTAACTATAGTATGCACCAGTTGCTGGAGTTACTGAAGGAACATATGATGATATTCTATGAACACGCCCGTTCCAGGTAGTAATATATCCACCGGTGTTAATTTGTGCGATAGTCGACGCTTGCGATATAGCAGTTACCGCAACCTTGTTGTCACCGATCTTGCTACCTTGCGTATAATTTGAGAACCATACAAATCCTTGCGGAGTTATGCTAGGGTTACTGCTTAGTGTAACAGTATACGGACCGGAACCAGATACGTTAGAAACTGTTCTTCCAGTTAACCCTAAACCACCTACGGTCATGCCTGTGGTAATAGTTCCAGAATTTAAAGTAACAGTTAGAGTTGTGCTACTAGTACTACCACCAGTCACAAATGCTGATGCGTACCCAGATGGGTAAGCAGTTGGATCAGCATTAGCTACACTAGCAGAGTCTGATGAAAACAAGTAATAACTAAAAGAAGTATCAGTTGTGATAATAGCTGTACTAGTGTCTTGAACGGTAAATGTAATTTCACCGCTTGGCTGTAATGACGGCGGTGATGTTAAGGTTACAATGTAATTAGACCCACTCACAAACGAAACACCAAACACTGTAAAGGTCCCGTTAAATCCGCTACCAGTTACAACTTGCCCAATAGCAATGGTACCTTGTGTCAGGGTAACTGTTATAACTGCACTGGTTGTATTGCCGCTTACAAAAGTAGCCTTAGCGCCAATAGTTGGAGTAATTAAAGATTCACCAGTTGCTTCAGTTAGACCGTAACTAACAATTCGATAGATACTAGCTAAATTGTTAGTATACTGCAATGCTGTGCTTGGGCGAGTTGGTTTTATGTTTGATACGCCAGCTACTTTAACATTTTGTAATATACGAATCGTTACTAATTGGCCATCATACAACGCATATTGTAGGCCTGTCGTTGCTGTGCCACTAGTGCCGGCAGTACTGAAATTTAATTGTAAAACATCTTGCCCGTTGATTTGAATACCGGCATGCTGTACACTCGCAACTAGATATCGGGTGATGCTTCCCCCTGCTAGTGTATGATCAATTTCTAACTCTGAGTTATTAAGCGGAGGATATTTGTACCCACTCACCCATACACTCAATGCTGGTACACTAGTTGTTGGAATCATGTTCAGTGCAGTCGCACCTTGTTTATACACGCGAGCTGTTTGAACCATGTCTGACACTAACGAAACAACGTCAGGTACTTCTGTTAAGTCTGATCCACTTGCACGTAATCCGTAGTCACCGTTTGAATTTGAGCCAGCTACAGAACGAATCTGTCCACCATTTAGTGCCCAATACGCAGTGTGATTATAATAGGTAAATGTCGAAACTTGTTCAGTTAACCCGTTGTTGGCAGCAAGGATACCGTAGCCTAAGTCGTTAACCTGTGTAAAGTCATTGGCCAGCATCGAACGGTTTCCAGCCATTTCGAGATTGATATTTAGATTTGCCCCTTGATCAATATATCCGATAACGCCACTGCTACTATTTCCAATAATAGCACTAATGTTAGTTGTTATATTTGTAAGATTAGTACGCAATGCACTTGGGTATGTAGTCAGTACCGGTACGTTTCTAACGATTGTCGCACCTGATACTATTTGCAGTATAGTACCACTAAGGTTATTACCATTGACGCTAGCAGAGCTTGCTGTAGCCGCATTACTTAAGGTCAATGTTCCGCCAACGTTAGTAACATATCCACCACCGATAGTGATAGTAGTACTTGCTGGGATGCCAACACCGGTTACAGTTGCACCGTTAGTTAAATTAGGGTTCCAAGATACATTAGTTATTGTAGTACTAGAAGCAGTTAATGTTCCGACAAAGTCGTTTTCAAATGCACCATCAGCCGCATAGTCAATCACTAATGACACTAAACCTGCACATCGACTTTGTTCAGTTGCTGATGCAGAACTAAACCCAATATTTTGTGTTAGATTGTTACCAGCAGTTGCAGTAACAGTAGTGTTAACAAGGATATCTTTTAGTATAGCTTGCAATCTTACAAACGAAGCTAGACATACATTTTGTACACCCGGAGTTGTAGATGGTGTAGCAAATACAGTACCATTAACTGCTGAGTAGAATGTTTTAGCAACATCGTATGTTTGGCTGTTACTATTACCGGCAACGTTGTTGTATACTAAGTCATATGTTATTGCATCAATGATATAGCCGAGATCTCGTTGGAATCTAGTTGCACTATAATCAGGAGCTGTGCTAACTGCAAAGTTAGATGAAATCCACGCTGTTATTTCTTGTTGTATGAATGCTTTGTTTGCCTGCAAAATATTTTTTGCATTTAATTGATTCTGTGTAGTATAGGTGCTAGTTGTAACTGGCCATGTTATCACTGGGGCCCCCGAAACACCGTTGTTTAGTATATTAGATACAATTCCTAAATTAGTAGTCATTGCAGTTATACCTGCGGCGTCTACGCTATAAGCAGACAGCAGTGATGGCACATAAGTTAATGCTTGGACTACTAATGCTTTTTCTAAACCTGAAATAGCATTATCAGCATTTAGATAGTTTAGTCCCTGGAAATAACTTTGATAGCTTGATCCGGTCACCATATCATACGCGGCAGCAGTAATGATGGTATTAAGAGTAGTTTGGAATGCAGTATAGCTATCACCAAATACATTCAACGGATTGAATGGGGTTGATGAGTCTAATGCTACCCATACTTGCGGTATTGAGAATGTGTAAGTGCCACTTGCTTGTGCAATTAACGGTGCGGTTAATGTAACAGTCGTACTTCCTGAAACATAGCTTGGGCTAACATAAGTGTTTGCCTGTACACCGCCGCCGGTGATTAGCTGGCCTATAACAATGCTAGTTCCGGAATTAACTACAATAGTTGATGCACCAGATGCTCCACCGCTTGTATATGTTTTAGATGTAATAGTAACTGCTTGCTCATATGTTGTTACATCGTTAACTTGATAACGTTGACCTTGGACAAAGAAGCTACAAGGCACTTGCGGAGCTCTAACGTCTAACCCAGAATTCTGAGTACCTGAAATAGTTAAAACTGTACCAGCTTGTCCTAATGAATTGGTAGCTACTCCTACAATAGTACCAGTCAGGCGACCAGTAAATCCATCGATAAATTGTCCACCAGCAAACCGTGTCTGATTAATACTTCCACTGAAGCAACCAGATTCTTGAGCATACGGTGATTTAGTTTTAATTTGTCCCGATGGATCTAGTACCATCATAAATCCGCCATGACCCTGACAGCTGATTAACTTAACTCGTGTAGCATCGTTGGTTAAAAATACGTCAATTAAGGTGTTGTTAAGTGGTGTAGAATATATGTTTTGTGGATCAGTTAGATAGTGGCGACCGTATGGTAACGACCCATATAAGTGCCATGCAGTATTCGCTAGGCTATTTGGATTAACATTGCCGCTTACAAACGGATATACAACTGTAAGATAAAGTACATTACCGCTAACTGTAGTAACAATAGCTTTACCAGCAGTACCAGTGTCACTGGTTGCATCAGTTAATATTAAACCAATCCAACTAGTAGGTGCAGTACCAGATGACAATGTTGCTGTAATATTACCAGTTGACGCACTTAACGTAATTGATGAACTAGTAGCAAAATCAATGCCGCCTCTGTTTAAACTAGGATAATTTATTTCTCCTGTTTGTAGATTATCAATAACAGCATCGCGATAAAAGAACATTGTTCTCCAAGGCGATTGACTGACACGATCTAGCGGACGAATGATTGTACGACGGAAGTCATCACCACTAATTGTACAATTGGTAGGAATCTTAATTGGGTAATCTTCGTAGTAGATACCGCTTTCAACATAAATTGTAATATTAAGATTCGGAACAGTTTCGCCGTAGTCTAATGTTTCACTTGGATCAAAGAATGCAGGTTGGGTTAATCGCACTACTATTGTGTCATTGCTTGATGTAGTACCTTGAGAATATGAAACAATTATACCTTGCGCACCACTAGTATTACCTATCAGAATTTTTCCCGGAAGAATATGTACATTGCCAGGGGTACCTTGGTCGACATACCCTCGTCCACCGTTACTAAAGGTAATGGTATATAATCCGCCACCGTAACTTGGTGTTGGCGCACTACCGAATCCTGTAGTGATAATACCTAACATGGTATTATAATTAGTTTGAAAAGTAGCAACTGCGCCAGTAGCATCAGCATAAGTGGCATTGTAAGTTGATTGTGTAGGAGTTGTTGAGTATCTTAATGCTTGTATTTGATTTAATACCTGCACGGCCACTGTTTGTGCGTATTGTAAACCATCAAGTGTTTCTGTATATTGTGTTCCAATTGCCACGGCCTTGGCACTGGCATTTTTATAATAGCTCTTACCAGCATTTATACTTTGGTATGTGCCGCCTGTTAACAGGTCGATGATCATAGCATTGATAATGTAACCGACATCTCGATAGCAAGTAGATTGATTATATTTTAATCCGCCGACGTATTTTGCTGTTATGTTATTAACAACATTATTAGTAATTAACACCGCGTTAGTTGAAATAATCTGGCGTGACGGATAAAATTGTGCAAGCAAGTATGGCACTAATGACGGCGCAACTAATGACGGGGCAGTTAACCCGCCGATGATCCTGTCAATGGTGTTGGTGAATAATGTAGTAATTGTACTATTTGCGGCAGCTCCAGTTGAGCCAGTGCCGATGCCTACTTGTGCAACAGTCCATCCGCCCTGCACAGTCACCGCACTATTTTGAGCAACCTTGCCTATGGTGTCAACCATGCGGACAGTTACCATATTAGTTATAGCGGTTTGTTCAGCTGAGGCTGATGCAAAATTGTACAGTATTTCTTTACAGGCAAATGTAGTGGCAATGTTTACCTCAACACCTGTAGTTCCAAAAGTAAGATCGTATGCAATGGCTTCTGCAAGATACTTGAAACTATTTTTAAATTGTGTTATTCCTGCTGATGGCACATACCCTGAATTGTTGTTTACTGTGTATAGATAACAGTCTTCCGCAATAAAATTTAAGTTTGCTAAAATTGCACCTGCTGCCGCTCGGTAACCGGCAATAGAAGATGACGGCGTTGGTAGAGTAACTGTAGCACGAGGATATGTTGTATTTGTAAGACCGTATGCCAGTATGCGATTAATTGTAGTGAACAGTGTGTTAATCGTTGATGTTACGGCTGGATCGTTAATAATACTAAACTGTGCATCGATGTCAAGAAGCGCCGAACTCAATAGTCCGCCTCTGGCAACGCCGATGACTGCGTTCCTAGCCAGTTGCAATGTTCCGCTACTATACGATACAGTAGGCGGTGTCTCAGTCGGATATGTCGGTTCAGTTGTTGCGCTAATAAGTGTTTGTATCTGTGCAATATTAGCCGCGATACTGTTACAGAACGCATCGTTTGCGGTAACACCAGATAATGTTGCGTTGGTGTATTGTGTAACTGTTTGTTGATATAACAATGTTCCAGTGCCAGCCTTACCTAATTGAGTGTTTGTAATAACCTTTTGTACCAAGGTGTTTAAGTAATTAATAACACTGATTGTGGCAGATTTTTCACTTAGTGCAATTTGGAATGTATCGGCATAGGTATATCCCCAGTATTGCATACCGGCATATATACTTCGACTATTTCCACCGTACATGAAATCATACACTAAGCTCCATATGATATACTGTACATCTCGTTTGCAGGTGGTTGTACTGTAAACTAATGACGGAGCAATAGATTTAATATAAGCAATAACCTCAGCCTGTATAAAAGATATGTTGTTCATCAACAAATCTCTTGCACTCTTTTGCTCGGTAGTGGTAGCAGAAGTGTTGGGGAAATCGGGGGTCGGCACTACTCCTGTAGTGATAATACCTTTTACCACATTAATTTTAGCTGTGAATGCAGTTTGAGCATCGATAGATGATGATACATTAGTCAACGCTTTAATTCGTACTAACATTTGATCTAGAGCATAGCAAATTTCTGTAGCACTTAATCCAGTTCCGTAGTGGCTAAAGTTTAATCCAGCTTGAATACTTTGTAAGTTGCCACCTAAAACTACATCTAGGGCGATTGAATCGATTACTTGGCCAAGATAACTTTTTCCTATGGCCGCGGCAGTTAGCGTAGTATTATACGAAAAATCATTAATATTAGCTTGAATTTGACCAACTGCATCAATCAACTGAGCACGATAATTTAATAAAATACTTTGGTTGGTCTCTGATTTGTTGAACAACGATGTAGCTGAAGTAACCGAATTAAAGTTAGTGCCTAACAGTAAATCGTACCCAACAGCATCGATCATGTTTTTCAAATAAGAATAAAATCCAGTGTTTGAAAAAGCATTAACATATTTCTTGTTGATATACGCAATGGTTTCTGTTTGAATAAATTCTCTGTTATCAGTTAGCAGAGTTGCGGCATGCTCGTAAGCCGACACGCCGTTGTTACCACCACTTTTACTAACAGTAGTAAGTGTCGATTTAGTCTGTATAGCACCAGATGTGTGTGTAATGGTTTGTCGATACGGGCCTGGCTCCAATTGAGAAAGGCTTATTAGGTTATCGGCTTGCAGGGCGGCAGCACCAACTGTCTTGTATGCATACTGCCATCCACGGCCTTCACGCCCTGGAGGAGCATTAGTTTGTGTATCATCACCTCTAGTTGATACGTATAAATTTACGTTGCTATAGAATGTGCTATTATCAACATAAAATTTACTTGCGGCTTGCAAATCGTCGGATGCATTTGGAGTACCTGCTCCTGAAAGTGTGCCTGGATGATCGCTGAGATTTAACACACCAGACATTGTATCGCCACCGCGATACACAACATCTTTACGTTGCATTACTTCTGTACTTAGATAATTGCTGGTTAAGGTTGCATCGTATCCAGTTATTCCTACAGGCGGCAACACCGGTTGTGCTCTAGATTTAATAGCGGCAGTAACAGTATATGATCCTGCAACAGGCGTAGTTGTTTCAGTACCAACTGATACTATATCACCAGCAGTACCAGCAACGAAGTTTCGCACAGCATAGTTAACAGTAACTGGTAATTTTTTAAATTCAGTTGGGTCTGTACCGTAGACACTGTTAAATCCAGTAGTCAGATTAGTAATCAAATTTGCAGATGGATCAGGTAAGTTACCGATGGTCCAATTGTTTGTAGCATTAACGTGGAAGTTCAAAGTAGGACTATTGTCGCCTACTAGTTTTGCGGCAGTAGTAGTTAAATTAATCCCGTTAGCAGAATGAGAAATAATAATACTAGCATTTGAACTGGTTAATGTTCGTGCGCTTAACTTACTCCCATCTGTACTGGCTGCAATAACCTGGTTAGCAGTATAGGTGGTACCGTCAGTTAGTATACTTAATGTAAGCGTTCCGCCTAGACCAAATACAGCATATAGTTCGCTAAAATTTTGATTAATTTTATTAAAGGAATCGCGAATACTATCGCCAGTACCGTCATTACCTTGTATACCTGTATTAATTATATTTTGTGTCATTTTTCTTATACTCCGAAACTGCTACCGCAGCCGCATGTTGTTTGTGCATTAGGGTTCTTTATAGTAAAACTGCTACCCATTACTTCTTCTTTATAATCTATTTCTGCACCTGTAAGATATTGCATACTCAACGCATCTACAAGAACTCGAAAGTTGTCTAAGGGAACTTCAAAATCGTCCTCGTTCATTTCTTCATCAAAGGTAAATCCGTAGCTGAATCCGCTACAGCCGCCCCCTTGGACAAATGTACGTAATGCTAGTTTAGGATTGTTTTCTTCAAGGAGTAAGTCCTTGATTTTTGCTTTTGCTGACTCAGAAATGGTGATCATGATTGCCCTCGTTGTAATATTTATCAAAGCATTTTATAACCTTAATGTAAATACAGTTATGTATATTAGAACAGAGCTTAGACAAAACCACTATGTACGCA